TTGTAATATACCCAGGACCAAGTAATCTTAAAATATTGTACGCAAACGTTGACACAACCGGACAATTTGGATAAGATGAATATAGAGACATGCATTTAGCTCTTAACATCTTTGCCAGGGTTTTATTTGAGGCATTTAACCAACCACATTTACCCCAGCCAATGTTTAACAAAAGCTTTATAGGATCGGCGAGAACAACCATATCTCCAGGATCAAATACCAAACCACAAAAACTGGCTTCATTTAACCTATCATAATATTGTGATTTTATGGTGAAACCTAATGATGAAAACCAATTAGGTTCAGGATCTACACCATAATATGTAAATAGTCCATCATCACCTTCAACCACACCTTTAAAATTTTTCCACCCATAAACACGGGCTGTAAATAATATTATCATTAAATTGGTGAAACTGTTCCCCAACGAAGTGTTCATTTCACCACTCATGCGTGTGCCATTTATTTCGACACTAACGTTCTTATAGGTGCAATGATTCCTACCACCTATAACAGAACGTAATGATTCACGGAATGCCTGGCCACTTGGCAAATCTCGTGTCATATAGTCATACAATTGAAACTCACATGCTTCCATCATTTCCAGAGTAAAGTGAGATTCATATTGAGAATAATCGGATGCCATCACGCGAGCACCCAATTGATAAAGATTATCCATAATGTACCTGGCCCGATCACGGACAGGAACATATTTAATAAAATGAGGATTCTTAAACAATTCTTTTTCAATAAGTTTAAAAATGGGCCCAACAAAACATTTGAATACATCAACTCTTGCATTAATGCCTCTCGCATGCTTATATTCAGTATAAGACTCATCTTTAATGAAGGACTTGACTTGTTTATATTTGTGTCCAAGTCCACGATTTGCATAATCATTCCAGACTCTGACCAACTCCCTCTTTCTCCATCGAGGATACATTGTAGATAATAACCAACTCTCAACAGACACATCCACATGGCTCGATAGGGGTGTAAGGTTAGATGCAATCCATTCAGCCACAAAGGCTTTAAATTCTTGCAACCTAATTCTGTCGGGTGTGGGAGGTTTGAAAGCAAACCTCTTAGCAATACCAGCAACAACTGTATCAACATCCTCCATACAAGGATGGGGATTTGCAGCACCCATGAACACACACCCCAAACTGACTTCAACAGGTTTACGAACGCTGAAGTCATTATCGCGCCTAATGATAATTCGGACATCTTCTTTAACGCCATCAATCTTCTTGAGCGGCACCTCGCCAACTCTATATCCATACTTAACGAGTCGCCCACTTCCAAGTGGGCTATGGGAAAATCAGTATTACGAAGACGATATTTGCGTGCTAATGATATTTCATAAGCTACAAAAAGTGAGTCCTGCAAAACATTGCTAACAAGATCAAATCTGTTATAATTAACAGTTGATAACGAACTTAGCGCAGCATTCAAACGTTGCCAAATTACATCATCTGTCATTGTCACACTTGCAATGTTAGGGGCCATCAACTGTGATAATATTTCTAATGAAGGATAATATGTATATAATTGCGTGTCTTCGCGACATACCCGACTCCACAACCAAGCCCACCAACCACTAGGAACATATTTACTTGTCTTCGTCATCACAACTTTAACTAAGCCAAGTTTGCCATGTTTTAATGGCACTCCACAATGAGAATCGGGACGCATATCACATTCAATAGATTTTTCATCAGTATCAGGCGCACAAAATTTTATTAAGGTCTCAATGTTAGTATCAGGCACTACATTTGTCAATGTATAAGCTAAACTACCATTAAAATTTGCAAATTTAGCAGAATTAAATTCATCATATTCTTTAGCTCTTATATCGGATTCTAATTTGTCTTCAACTTGCGCTTGCATATCAATGATTTCACATTTTGCATCAACCAATGCATCCCTCAAACCATCAACATCACCATCGTGTTGTTGAACCATCTGTCCAACAGCACGATTCACAAGTTTTTGTTTTGAAGGCCGTTTTAAAACTGATTTATCTGCATGACCTTTTTCACTTTGACCACGACCATGTCCTTTAAACTTACTATTTTTCAATTTCTTAAACTTCTCTGGACGGGTCAATTCAACTTTCTTATGATTATCTGGATCTAAATCAACTAGA